AGATTGTCTACAAAACTTATAGATATCGTAAATTGCTTTATTACTTAGATAATAGAGATAATCCTTATATAAAAGTAGAACATCGAATAAAATAATTCTCGTTAGGTATTCCATCATAATTTGCATTCTTTTACATAAGTTATCAAATTCTTAAATCTACTCAAAAAATTTACAAAGGGGGATACCTTTAGTTTTTATTTTGATGATGTTTTTCATACTATTTTAGACATGAATTAGGAGACGGTTCAGTGGTTACAACCACTGAACCGTCTAACTCATAATCGTTGATAATAAATTTTATCGTCATATAAGCCATCGACATATTCCTTGGAAAAATGTCGCATAATAAACTCTTTATCCTTGATGTCCTGAATTTTATTGACATCGACCCTCTTAGGATATACCCTATTCGAAGGTTGATTTCGTTTAATTAATATATAATAGAGAGACCAGAAACATCCCATATTTAATGTATAACAATATTATAATTTAACCATGGTAAAATTTGCTCGCCATATAAACTAATTCGTTGTAATGGTCTTGTTCCAAATCCGCTTTAAGAATATCGTCTACATCATATTCGTCTGAGTCATAATTTTCCTCATCCGAAGATACATTAATCAGAACTTGCTGTAGTTTTGGTATATTACAACAATTACCCATTTATTAATCTTAATTAAGATTAATAAAATTTAAGAATTTAAAATGTGTTTTGGGAAGTTTGAACGATTCTTGAATTTTTAAGAATTTAAAAGATGTTCTAAAGATTTAAAACAATTCTTAAAAATTTAAGAATTGAAAAGATGTTTTTAGAAAATAAAAAAATCTTAAAATAAAAAAATCTTAAAATCCAAAAATCCAAAAATGAAACTTGAATTTTGTAGGTATAACTATGAACTGGAATAACAATATCTCACGATTTAGACTGAAATTCATCATATATAACTATGAATCGTAATCGTAGGGTTTAAATCCCTCTATGTAATAGTATAAATAAATTTATTTATCTAAATTCCTTATGGGTTTAGTTGTTTTTCTGATTAATAATAGAGATATTACTATTATGATTCATACTTATATATGTGTTTCTACTCAGAAACACGTCTTATCCTATAATTCTAAAGCATCGTAGGATATGTATTTATAATCAGAAAACAATCAAAACAAATTATTAAAAGTCATTATCATATTTCCTTTTCCTTATTCATTTTAGTAAATCGATTCCATATCGTTTAATGGCATTGTAACTTTTAACTATTCTATAGTATGATTTAGGTTCTTCTTCTTCTAAATCTTCTTTATAGTAATTAAACACATTGTAATAAGGAGAAGATATAATATAGTCTTCTCCATAGTAATACCTACTGATGTAGGTTCCCATTTTATATTTTATAAATATAAAATTATTTTAATTAAGATTCTGATCTATTAGTTCTATAATCGGAATATCTTTATCAACGTTCTGATACACTTTGGGAATATCAATACCAATACTGGATAAACAAATTAAAACATCTAACATTCTAGGGTCTTTTGAACTTAAATCATATTCGTTAATAAAATCTAAAATAAGTCCTTCTTTCTCTTCTTTAAATTCTTCTGAATTCATCAATCGTTTGTAATCCTCTGAAGTAAAAGTTGGATTTGCTTTTTTAAATTCGTCGATGAATGAATAGAATTGTTTGAAGGTTACTATATCCACTTCTTTTTTATCATCCAATTTTAGTTCTTCTATTTGTTCTACTAATTCAATAACTGGTTCTTCTGGTTTAATAACTGGTTCTTCTGGTTCTCTGAGATTTGCAAGTTCAACTGATAGTTCTTTAGGTTCTTCTGGTTCGTCAAGACTGTTCACATAGTGATAACCGTGTTCTGTTTGTTTTTTAGACATTCTTTATTATAATACAATATTTTATTTAAATTTAAATAAAATATAATTTGATTAGATGATTTAAAGAATTAAAAGTCATAATAAAGAATGGTGAATTATAACAATTCTATTGTATATAAATTATGCTGTAAAGATCCTGAGATAACTGATATTTACGTTGGTTCTACTACGGATTTCACGAAAAGAAAATGGAATCATAAAAGTAATTGCAATAATGAGAATACTAAAAAATATAATTTTATCGTATATGAATTCATCAGAAGACATGGTAACTGGGAAAACTGGGATATGATTCAAATTGAGACGTACAATGCAGACGATAAAAGGGATTTAGAGAGCCGTGAGAGACATTGGATCGAATTGCTTAAAAGTTCTCTGAATAAAACAGTTCCAACTCAAACAGCAGTTGAACAAAAAGCAAAATATTACATAAACAATAAAGAAAAAATTAAGAAAACACACTCAGAATATTATATAAATAATAAAGAAAAAATTGATAAAAAGATAGCTGAATACGATATATTACATCGTGATAGAAAAAATGTAAAAGTAGTATGTGAATGTGGTTCAGAAGTTGGTAAATATAATTTATCTAGACATACTAGAGCTAAAAAACACATTAAATATTTAGAGCTTTCTATACTGGTCGTTGACAGTGTTTGAGTGTTGATATTTCTGTTCTATTTCTTTTTTCTCTTCATTTTTTTCTGCTATAGTAGGGTCATTTTTTAAATCGTCTGAAATCATTATATGTCTTAACATCGATGAACCTAATTTCTTACCATCTGCATATTCATTAAAAATACTGTTAAAAACTTTGGTAATTCCATTAGAACTAATCGGTTCAATACCGTTAGATAGAGTAAACATCCATTCACTTTTATTAATTGTAAACCATTTTTTGAGTAGTTTATTGATAGGTTCAGAAACTACGATAGTCTTCTTACCTATTTTTTTTACATTTTTAAATTTGTTCAGAGCAAAAGTATATTTACCCTTATCTTCTATTAGATAATTTTCATCTGGTTCTCTTAATTCTTCATATTCTTTTTTCGAAACTACTTTTGTATTACTTGTGTTATTCCTCGTGGGATGACTGATAAAGAATCTCAACATTATATATTTTTGAACTAAACCATATTCAGTCTTATTCAATTTTTCTTTAGTAAATAATTTTTCTTTATCTATATTTTCTAACATTTTATTTAGGATATTCTTAATATCATCATATTCGATCCAATTGTCTCTTTGTGTCTTTGTCTTTTCTTGACTGTTAATTTGTTTATTAACATCAATCATTAGAGTTTTTAGAACGGCTTGGTATCTATCAATTAACTTCGTATCTTTTGGATCTTCAGAATCTAAAGCGACTAAAATACTGGTTAATCTATTCTTTCGTGTGTTTTTATTCTCAATGTCACTAAGACATTTCTGAATCTTAGTAAAATCGTGTAAAAATTTAGAAGATATTTGTTGCCCTTTATGGTCATCGAAACATTTGTTGTGGAGCATTCTGAGTGATATAATATATGAATCTATAGATGATTCGGATAATTCTGAACGGGATTTTCGCATCGCTTTCCGGAGATTTTCGGAAGGTTGTTTGAATTTTTTAGACATTCTTTATATTTAAGAAATATAAAAAAATATTATTGTTAAAAAAATAAAATATTAAATTATATTTTAACGTCTGGACATGCGACTTAATCTTCCACCACTCGTACGACTACCTCCATTTGTCAAATTACTAACTTCTCCGGCGATATTTCCGACACCCCTTACAAGGCCAGAATATTGTGGGGCAATTTTATCGACTAAAGGAGCTGCGAACTGGGCTGCTTTAGATATACCCCCACTAACACGGTGAATAAAGTTTTTGAAACGTGACATAAAAGCACCACCGCCTCGTCGTCCTCCACCGTGCAGAGAAGCATAAACTTCATGGGACATACTTTCTGAAGACTGATTTGCTGCCATAGTCATAGATTCAGAGTAGTTTCCTATACTTGAGCGGCAACCGTTCTCGAAGACGGATGTCGTCCCAGGCATATCAAAAACGACGAAGAATTCGTAATCTCCAGTTGCCGCCAGATTTTTGGCTGTCGCTTGGACTTGGACGGTATATTGACCCGCAACGCCTGCACATTCATTCGAATTTAGACCGATGTCTTCACCAAACTCTACACAGAAAACACTTCCACGATATTTTGAATATTGCGCCCAAGACAGGTTGGATCCAGAACGATGAGTAATTGAGTATAATTCCTGATCCGATGCTGTAGCAAGCAGTCCGGACTGGTTATTCCAGAGAACATTGATATTAGATAGTTTACAATATGAATCAGAAATAAGATAAGTAGAAGCACTTCTTGAATGACGAACAAAAAGATACATAGCACTTGGAATCATACTTAGTTTGATAGAATCGGAAATTACTGTTTGACTTGTTCCAGAAACGAAGGTATTAACTGGTTTAATATACTGTTGTAATTTAGAATATGAAACAGTCTGAACAGTTGGTAAAGGCTGAGTGATTTGTGGAGTAATATAATTAATGAGAAGTTCGGGAGCTTGAGTAAAAGTGACTGTTACAGTTGTAATTGCACCACCTAAAGAAGAATGGCATAGAACACGATTAGTATTCTGAACAAATCGAAGAGAAAGATTGAGCTGATTGATGTTGACAAATCCTTCTTCATCTGATTGTCCGGAAGTAAAGGGAGATAGGAATAATGGTTCAGTAATTTCACAAGTGAATGATTTCTGATCAACTGCCATATCAATTGGAAATCCACCACGACTCATCTCTGCTGAGTTTTCACCATAATCGGCAAGCGGATTTCTTGCTGAACCCAATGTGGACCACTGGTCGTAACTTTGAAATTGATCAGCCATCCCTGGAGAAGTTGAGATTGCACCATTCCTATCCATGGGAGTATTATTGAAAGTCATAATTGCATTCATAAAATCAGAAGTGTTTTGAGATATGGTTTCACCATTAATTTGCATTGTGATGACA